CCGCGCTCGGCGAGGATGACTCCGGACTTCACATAGGCGAAGCAGGAGCGAACCGTCGAGGTGAGGCCGAGGAGTTGGGTGCGGCGGAATTTGAAACCCATAAAGGTGTTCAAGTTTCCGTCCACCAAGGCGCGAACCGTGTTGTAGTCGGCGCTGGTCACTTCAGTCGTGCGGAGCAGGTCTTGAAGCTGGCGAGCCGAAACAACCATGATGCGCTCCTCCTCCTCGTCCACATCGGCTGCGTCGAGGATGAATTTGGCGCGGCGGAGTTTGGCAATGGTAAGGCCGGAGTTGGCGGCTGTTCCGCTTTCCACGAAGTTGACTGCGACCTTCTGGCCAGCAGGCAATGCGGTTGCGGTTGTGCCGGTCGCGCCGGTAAAAGCTGTGCCGCCGAGAGCGCCAATGATGATCGAGTCGCAGGTGCGGCCATAGGCTTGTGCATGGGACTGGATGATCGGGCTGGTCGGAAGGACGACCTCGCCGAGCAATTGCTCGTCCCATTCGTCAACGAGTTTCGCGCAGTCGTATTGCTGCGGGCGAATCCAACGCTTGGCCATCACTTGATCGCTGATCCGGGTGTCGCGGGAGCGATCCGTGATCTGCGTCATCGAGGTTGCGTCGAGTTGGTTGTAGGACTTCTCTTTTCCTTCGATGGAATCGAGGGTCACATATTCTTTCAGCTTGCTGTTCTTTTGCTGAACGAGGTGTTTCCAGTTGCTATCGAACTGGGTGGTGTAGTGGTTGGGGATGTTCGTCAGAACTCCATTTAGATCGGGCATTTTTTTCTCCTGTGTTGAGTTGGTTGGTATCAGTCGAAACTGATGGTTCATTTGCTCCCTTCGCTTCCGAGTGTCCCAATCGGGGTCTTCGACGGCGGGTATTAGGGAGCAGGCTCAACAAAGGAGGTGTCTGCTCTGACGGAGGAGTGTGTAGCACACTCCGTGGTATCAGTCAAAAATTAGCGGGGCCGAGAATCGAACTCGGGATTCCAGATTATGAAACTGGTGTGATGCCTCTTCACTACCCCGCAGCAATTCATCCCTGCTTGAGCAAGGATGTGACAAGCGCGGCGGCTTCTCGGTCGCCCTCCATGTAACGCTTGTGCCAAGCATTCTCGGGGTTCGACATGATGTCCTTGGCGCGGGCCGCGCCGGTCATAAACTCGGTGCCGCCCATCGAGCGACCGACCTTGTCCTCGCTCATCATTTGCGCCATGCGAACGAATCCACGCACGACCTCCGGATCGCTGAACCCATGCGAGTTCGCATCGACCCCGGCGATCTTCGCGGCCTGCTTGGCGAGTCCGATGTTCTTTCCGAAATCATTTCCCCACTCTTTTTGCAGAGTCTGCACGGCCTCGGTTCGCTGCTTCTCGTAGGTCGCTTGGATCGCCTCCAACTTGAACATCTCGGTCTTCGCGTGTTGCGCGACGAGTTCCTTCATGGCCGATGGCGGGATGCCGTGCTTGTGCGCGATCTCGGCATAAGGCTTCGCCATGTCGTCGCTCCATGTCATGCCCTCGGGCAGCGAGTCCGGAGCGAACTTGTATTCCTCAATCGACTCGGGAACGCCCATGGCACGGCGGAATGCGGCTACCTCCTCGGGTGAGGATTTCTCGTTGGGGACGCCGAGTTTTTTCCCGATCAGCGCATTCGCGTTCGCGAGCGCCTTCGCCATGTCGGGAACGCTTTTGTATTTCGAGAGCGTGTCCTTGTAGTCCTTCGCATCGTCGGGCAGGGCATCGAGCCACTTGTCTCCGAAGGTGCCGTCTGGATTCACCCAGCCGGTCGAGGGAGTTGAGGGTTGCGTGGTTTCCGCAGCGGGCTGCTGCGCCTGTGCCTCCGGAGAGGCGCTTGTGTTATCGGCTGCGGCGAGAAGTGATTCCTCGCCGGAGGTGTCGATGGTGGTTTCTTCCATAAATGGTATCAGTCAAAACCCCGCATCAGTCTTGATGCGGGTGGTAACCGAGATGGGTCTCGCGACCGGCGTAGGTCTTCTGAAATTCCTCGGGCGCGTAGTCGCGCAGCCACTCGACCAGTTCGATGGTTTTGTCGCCGAGCATGGGGTCCATTTCGGGGCGTGGCGGGATGTCGTTTTTGGGTTCGGTTTTCTTGCTCATTTTTTGACCTTTCGTTTAGGAGTTTCGATGTCGCCGTCCGCGATGACCGGCCTGCGGAGGACCGCTTCGATGTGAAGGATCACACCTCGCTGGCCATCGCGAAGGGCGGCGACCACGGGGTTGAAATCGTAGCCGGGGAGAAAGACTTGGGACTCGGTGGCGAACTGCGCCTTGAGGTCGGCAATGACCGCTTGGCCTTCCTTGGAGGTGAACACGCGGTGGTAGGCGTTGGTGATCTTCTGGCGCTCGCGCTCGCGCCGGAGGGCTGCGGCTTTGTCTTCGGGGGCCATCACGCTTGTCCCATCATGCCGGGAAGCATTCCGGCGAGAGCGGAATCTTGCCGCACGCTGCCCGCTTTGCCGAGTGCGGCAGCGGTGCGTTCCATCTGTTCGGCCTGCATGGCCTGCTGCTGCGCTTGGGCGCGGGCGGCTCGTTGCTGCGCGACCATTTCCTCGTCCATCAGCCAGCGAGCGGGGAGACCATCGTTGCGGGCCATGTCGCGGGTGATCTCGTCGAAGTCGAAGTTGTCGAGCATATCGGGCTTGATCTGCGCGTAGGGCAGAAGCATTTCGCTGGTGCGAACAAAAGCGGCGTTTTCAAGTTGCTTAATCGCGAGCGCGATTCGCGAATTGTAGGCGATATCCGGCTCGGGGATGAATCCGACCATCGCGAGTTGCTGGGGTGGTGGCGGGAACTTGCCTTGGCGGGCGAGGATCGCGAAGACCCGGCGGAGCATCGGATTGAATAGCTCGGTCGTCATCCGGGCAAAGGTCGGCGAGAATTGAATGAGCTTTTCGGCGCTGCGCTCGGCCACCTCGCGAGCGGTCATCTGCTTTTCAAGCATCGCGAACATCTTGAAAAGATCGACATGGAACGCCTCGTTGATCGCGTTGCGTTTGGTCTCGGCCCGGGCGACTCCGACATCGTAGCGCCCGCCGGTTCCCCACTCCTTCGGCGTGGCCTGCGGGTTGTTCGGGTCAAAGTAAGTCACGCCCCCGGCGCGAAGATCGATGTCGCCATCGAATCCAGCGGGAATGAGGATGCGCGGGAAGGCGGTGAGTTCGGCCAGCGAGTCGAGTTGCTTTTCAAGAAAGTTGAGTTGCTTGCATTCCGGCAGCGCGGTCCACGATGGCGAGTAGCCATACGCTTCGCAGGACTTCCACTTGAGGTAGCGGGTGACGAAAAATGGTTGCTCGTCGTAACCCGAGACGAGCAGCACATGACGCGAGGCTTTCTCGATGTAGACGCTCGCATACGGTTTGTTGTTCGCATCTTTCTTACCGAGTTCGATCTCGCCCGGACCCCGGGGATAGATCATGTGGATGATCGTGTATTTCTTGGATGACTTGGTCGCCTCCAGTTCCTTCCGCATCCCCTCGGGCAGCGCCTCGACGCCGAACTTGAGCGCGGCCTGCCGGGCGGTCATCTCGTATTCGCGGGAGAGCGTATCGACATAGCCCTCGTCATTCTCCGCGATGGCGAACGACCCGATGTCGAGCTTAACAAAGTTGAGCGGGGAATTGCGACCGGCCTCGACCAAGATCGCCGCCGTGCCGAATGCGCCACGATCTAGATAAAGTTCGTGAATCTCCGTGTAGAAATTCGACCGCGTGAGTTCGGACTGCACGACTTCCGTGCATCGTTTGAACCATTGCTCCACCGCATCCTCGGATTCCATTTCCTTCGGTGCGTCCATCGAGAACCAGCGGGATTCCATCGGCGTCATCCACGCGAGTTGGCCATTCGCGAGAATCATGTTCGCTCGAACCGCCGTGGCATCAAATAGCGCCGTCTCATCAGCAATATCCGGCTGCGACTGCTGGGTGAACAGACCGGCTTTCCGTGGCATCACGAACTTCGCGATGTCCTCCCACAAAGTTTCCCATGTGGTGCGTTGCATCACCATCTCTTGGTGGCGCTGGATTACCTTCTCAACGAGGTCGGGGTTTTTTCCGGTCATTTGGTATCAGTCAAAACTGCATCAACCGAGGGTCGAAGAACCGGTAGAGATCGGGGCTTGGTTGCTTTCGCCAGCGAGGATCGACCGGCGCATCCCACGGCGTTGTGCCGCCTGCTTACGGATGTCGGTTTCGGTGTCCCCTTGGACGACCTGCGCCCCGGGAGCGGGCTTGTTCGCTTCGGCTTGGCGCTTCATTTCCTCGATTTGCGCGTTCTGTGCGGCCAGAGCGTCCTTGCGTTGTTGCTCCATGATTTCAAGCTGGCGCCGCTGCGCGGCTTGTTGTGCGGCGGCTTGCTGGGCGGCTTGTTGCTGGGCAGCTTGTTGCGATGCCGCCTGCTGCTGGGCGGCTTGCTGCATCTGCTGTTGCTGCTGTTGCGCGGCTTGTTGCTCCTGCTTGCTCGGGCCTTTGCGTCCGCCTCCTCCGAACCAAGCTAGGCAGGGAGAGAGGATGGGGTTTTCTTGGTGGTCAGTAAGTCGCATCGCGTTTGGAGTTTCGAGGTTTCGTAAATCCGGAGCGGGCGGTCTCGCCGACTCCATGCGATGAAGGGGAGACGATACGGGGCGAAGTTGCAAGGGTTATTTTGACTGATACCACAATATATAGTGATCAGCCAGCAGTTCTGACACAACCGGCGGTATGTGTGGGCGGCATCGCGCCAGCGTTCCTCGGGGTCGTGAATGTCCACCGGGCGGGCCAGCATGAAGAAGTCCTCGGTGTTGATGACCACGCCATTCCATGCGGTCAATTCCACCTCTTCGGCGAAGGATCGCGGCTGTGGGTAGCGCCGGTAGAGGTCGAGGATTTGGAGTTCCAGTTCGCGATTCATTTTCTACTCTTATCTTATCTTCTCTTATCGGTTCTTGATGGGTTTCGCTTGGGTTACCGATGGGATACCCGTGGCTAACCCGTGGCTAACCCATGGGTTTTCACCGCCGAACCTTTCCGAATCCCCCACCCCGGAATCCGGCCATCACTCGGGTCGGTTCGTGGCGCTCGGC